TAGATGAATGAACTAAGAGGGAGATCTTTGTCTTTTGTTCCCTCACTGTTCATTAAAGAAAAGGGAAAGATTGTCTCGTTAGAGACGTGTCTTTCCCTCCCAGGAGTCGGGTCCACCCTTCCCTTCCCCTGTATACGGCGGTTATCGGTCTTAAACCCAGGTGGGGACTGACTTTTTACCTTCAAGCATTCTTGCTTGTCTACGTTGGTCTAAATTAAAGCCAAATGCCATATGATTAGCTGCTGATTGAGGGTCATCTAACCAAGCTTCTTGAAGATCATTCCAGTCTTCTTGTCTACGTTGTTTAATTGTTTCATGAGCACTAATTGCTAGTGCATCTGTGAAGTATTTAACACCTTGAGCTAGGCAATCGAGTCTATCGTCGTGTTTAACTGCGCCTTTTTCACGACACATGCGACTCATCTGATAGAATAGCATGTATAGGAGTCGTGTCTCTGGCGCTGCGTCTTTATTAGAGTTAAAGTCCCACTCAATAACTGCTCTATTAACAATTAATTTATGTTGATTAAAGACTGGTTCAAGTGTATCAATGATTCGGTCTTCTTTACGGACGTTAGCACGTACTTCTTCAATGTCAATAGCTTGTTTAGTTTGTTGAAGGTGTTTACGGAATAGTTCTGCTACAATACCATCACCAAAGTTTGTCTCAATGAGGAGTTTAGTGACACCAAACTTTTTACAACCTCTAAGAATGTCTAACAGTGTAGCATCACTGTAACCATCATTATAAGCACGTACTTCATGAAGGTAGATAAAGCCATTACGTTGACTGAGGAAACAAGCTGCTGTTTCATCAGTACCTCTACCTGATGGGTCTACTGAGCAGATAGTTTCAGTGTATGGTAACCAATCACCTTGCATGATCTGTGGTGAGTAGAAGTAATCACCAGGCAGACCAACTGTTGGTAGGTCTTTAATAACGTTAGATGGGTCTGAACACCAGACAACAGCATCAGGACATTCCTTAGGGTTAACTGCTGTAACAATTAGGTCTGCCATCTTAAGTGGGAACTTCTCAGCGTCACTAAGACTAGTGTCTAGCATGAACTGCAACATAAAGTTGCTACGACCCATTGATGCTTCACGTTCTACTAGATCATCATTAGAGAAACGATCAGGGTCTGTTACATCCCAAAGTTCAGCACCTGCTTCTATGTCTTCTTGTATTTGAGGAGCAAGGAGACCTTCATAGTTAGATAGCTTACGAGGGTAACGTGCTGGCCAGACAAAAGGTTTGTAGTTACGTTCCGCTAGTTTGCGGTAGATGGTGAAGGTTGTCTGCGGTGTCCCTAGGTACATAATGCGTGAGTCCTTCTTGGGTGTGAGGATGGACTCCGCTTCTGTACAGAGTTGAAGAAGTTTTTCTCGCATCATCTCAGTCATCGAGTTACCAGGAACTTCGATGTCATCAAGAATCATCAGGTCTGCACGGCTACCAGTTAGCTGACCTGTGATTCCGACTGACTTGACTGAGGGTGCTTGGTGAGGAGAGCAATTAACGTCAAAGGAGATCCGAGACCACCGGGCATCATCACTCTTTGGTCTCAAATGTGATAGCCATGGTGTCTCAATAATTAGCTTCTGAAGAAAGATGGACATGTTATCTGCACGCTCTTTTGAAGCGGAGATGATCATGATCTTCTTTTCGGGGTTGTTAAAGAGTGTCCACAACACAAAGGCACCAGTAATCCAGCTCTTACCTACCCCTCGAAATGCTTGAATCTGTAGTCGTTTAGGACCGTGTTGCAGGTAGTCTGCGATGGCGTATTGAGCACGGGTAGGTGAAGGTAGATCTAACTGTTGCCATAACGCTTGAAGAAAGATCTTAAAATCGCCTTTAAGGGCATCTAAAACATTCATGTGGTAGAATATACCTAAGTGGGTAAAGAGGCGCCTTGTAGGGGCTTGTAGACGCCTCTGGTGAGGGATTAGTTGATCCCCATAAGTTCTGATAGGCCAAATTCAGGTAATGTAAAGCGTACACCACCTACACCAAAGGATAATTTACCGCCTCTTTGTCTAGCCATAGCAGCACGTTGCTGAAGTTCTTTAGCACGAAGCCCTTCAGCAGTTCTACGTTGAACATCTTCAAACGTGCCGCCAGCAACAGCTTCAGGTTGGACTACATCACCGGCAATAGGTACTTCACCAGCTATACCTTCAAGAGTTCTAGCAGTACCTTCACGTACATCTCCAGCAGCAAATGCTTGACCTGCACTCAAAATAGTTGCACCTAAGCCAAGTAAAGGTAATGCAGTACCAGCTTTAATCCTAGCAGATCCTCCATTAAATTTAAGAAGAGTTTCAATTTCAGGATCAGGTAATCTTCCACCAATTTTTGTAGTACCAACATGTAATTGAGCAGCTTCTTTAGGAGATGTCGCAAGCCCAGCTTGACGCAATCGTTCAGCTTGATCTGGTGGAATATAATCTTGAGAAGCAAAGTTTCCTAACGGATCTTCAGCAAATTGCTGCGTATATGATTCCGCATAACGACCGATATCAGTAGTAGGTGTACCGTGACCAAGTGATTTACCAAGGTCAACAGCTTCTACTGCTTTTTGCTTAGTAAGTTTACCGTGATCTCTAACTTCTTTATTTAGATATTGATCAAAAGTATAATTACGTTTGCCAATTTTAACAGTGGCATCACGATCACCGACAAGTTCATCCCATTGAGCAGTTGCTTCTTCTCTAATAAGTTTATTAACTTGTTGTCGGCTACTGCCAATACGTTGTGTACGTCGAGAAGCTTGTTCAGCCCTTTGACCAGTACGCTCTTTATACCCACCAGCCCCGTCGCTAGTCACTTTAATAACTTGCCCATCTTTGGTGGGAACGCCAAGCCTTTCAAAAATCTCTTTTTTACTAAGACCTTCAGCTCTTAACTTTTTAGATTCTTGTCTCCAATCGGTCCAAGATAATTCAGTTTTTTCGTAATTGTCCCACCATTGAGCCATAACTACTGTATATGTTGTAAAATAAGACGTTCTCTATGGGTAATCCCAAAGGTTTCCCTCATCCACGACAACCAATTTCTACTTCCTTTAGCCTGATTACATTTCCAACAACTGGGAACAAGGTTTGATGTAAGGTCTTCCCCACCAAAACAGCGAGGACGAACGTGATCCAATGTAAGTTCATGTAGTTCATAGTGATTTCCACAGTAGACACACTGACAATTAAAATGTTCCTTAATAGCGCGTCTCCAAAGACGCTTTGCTTCGGGACTTGTCATCGTTATTAGGTTGTGGAGGTAGTGATCAGGGGACGGAAGTAGCGGTGTCATTTCCGAGATCTGTTTCTAGCTCGATTAGTAGAGGCTTTTTCAAGGAATGTTGAACCATCTTTTTTGTGTGATACATCCATGCCATCTCCGTTACCGTAGGTGCCACGTTTTCTGTTTTCACGATTAAGTTCAACACGTTTTTGAATTTGTAGGGATTGACGGTTGTAGCGTGCTTGTTGTTTAAGACGCTTTTTGTTAGCCTCTGGATTCTCTTTATAGTATTTAGAGGTACGACTTGCCATAAAGCCTCTTTTGTACGAGTTCAGGGTCTACCTTAGGTAGTACATTAGCGAGTTTATCAAGGGGATTACCATCGTAAGCAACTCCACTGATGTCATTTTTAGCAAGCCAATCACAAGCAGCTTTAAGTTCTTGAGCAGAGGCTTCTCCACTCTTGATTCGCTTGAGGAATTCAGTAGTAACGAGATTATGTAACTCGTTAAACATGTCCTCAGTTGCCTTTTTGTTAGCCATTTCTAAGGACAATTTGATCTAGTTTGTTTTCAATACGGATCATGTGATCCTCCATTTTTTGTAAGGCAGCTGCTAGTTCTTGTCTTGGTACATACTTTTCAGCAAGACGGAGTTCAATGTCATCAATACGCTTGTCGATACTATTCATACGACTAGATGCTCTACCGCTGACACCCATAACTCCCCCTCCAACACCAAGAACAAGACTGATAGCTCCCGTAATAGCTGCTTCAATCATTTTCAGACATCAATCGAATAAGTTTCTCTGGATAAGTTGGGTCAGTTGCATAACCTTCTTTTTGAAGAAGACGAGCGCAATCATCACGAGAGGTGGCTCGATTGACGCCTTTATAAGTTTTGTAATCTCTATACCAACGATCTACAAGATATGAGATGCAGGTTTGAAGATCAGGGAAGTCAATAAATCCGGCATTAATGGTAATCCATTTACCGTTGATGAATTCTTTGGTTTCACGCTCAGAACCTTCACCCTTTAATCCAAAGTAGTTGTTCTTACCAGAGGTGTGTTTACCATAGCCACTTTCTAAAGCCCATTGAGCAGCAACTACCTCTGGATATTTAGCTCCAGCAATCTGTGCAGCAGCCTTAACTCCTTTCCAGGTATTCTCAACGGTAGCTATAGGTCTCGTTTGCTGAGTAGGTCGGAAGGTCATGAACCAGCCAGTCCCTGGACCTTCAACTTCCCAACGCTTTAGCCAGTTACGCCAAATGTATTTGACACTCTTCCCACCAAAGCCAACTTTGACGTAGCCACCGTTGACGTTATCCATCTCACCGTATGGATCGTGGAATACACCATGCTCTCCGTCATCACCAATGAGGAGCATCCAGTGGCCACCACCAACAGGGTTGGAGACATGACCTTTGTGGAGGATGCCAACAGCTACTGGATAGCCAGCCTTTAGTTCGTTGAGGAGTGTCTGCCTAGTTCCTTTCTGGTAAAAGGAAGCAAAAACACCGTACTGCTGACAGGCTTTGATTTGACTGGTGGATTGGGTTGTATCACCGTATTTGAGAACTGTTCTCAAGTAATCATCATCTGCATTACTACCCTTTAATGCATCAGGACGGAGATACTTGATGGCCATCGCACATGTCGATGAGAAGCACATCCGATCTCCGTGACCTGTTGCACTATCTGTCTGAGGATAATATTGGCTTACCTTCAGCAGTACCATTACTATTTCCCTCTAAAGGTACGACGAATACGACGAACAGTATCATCCTCAGTACGAGTCTTACTAAAATAAGCAGCTGCCATGGAGATAGCTTGTGTAACACTATTAGCTTTACGCTTTTTAGTTACACCAAGGTACTCAGAAGCAATAAAAAGGATGAAGAAAGCAAGTGCCTCATAGGACACTTTAATACCAAGAATAGTGATCATTGCTCTTAGAAGGTAAGTGTATCGTTACCAGAACGACCGAAGATCGTGTCTCCGGTAATTACAGAACCACTGGTAACACCATCAACAACAACAGGGATAGCACCGTCAATCGAAGCACCACTTTCCCAGTTATTGAATCCAGCACTAGTCACATAATCAGCAAGCTGCTCAGTGGTCTGTGTGAGGCTCAGGAAGGCCTCCTTATCGTTGCTCATGGCACGTATCAAGGAACGCCTCTCAAGCACGCTCTGAGGGGCTTGTAAGCCAGTCTCAGAAGCACGAGTGATATACCAGTCCGTCTGGGAAAGAAGG